GTCATCATCAGACAAACTGTTGTCTTCATCCCGTATATTTTTTTTTATTTTGTCGCAGACTTCTCCAGCCTCAGAAGCTAAGCCTAATGCTGGGTAAGTGATTTTATACTCATTAGAATACTTTTTAAATTTTCTAGCCTTTGTTTGGTATTCGCCAAAATCCATTAATCTTTATCCCTCTTTTTTCTAGTCAAGGCCAGCTTGTCGTTATACCAAATCGCTTTTTTGATATCTTGTGTGCCGCCCTTATAACGCTCTCTCCACAAGTACTTTATGACGTTTCCCTTCAAGTACGCTTCAAACCCTTCTGGACCCAGACAAGCCTCAATTGCGTCTATGCACTCAATGCCTGACTGATTATAGTGAGGGGGATGATTTACTAGGTCAGTATCATTGTCATACTGTTGATTTACCTCATGGAGTGGTTCCATCGAATCCATCAATGCTTTCTCCTTGAAGTTAAGATTTTAGAAAAGTCTATAACTTTTTCAGCAAGATCTTCTTGAGCCTTCATTGCTTTTACTAATTTGGGGTCTGGCTCAAAGCTCACATCGTCAGACTCTATAAAACCACCTGTGGTTGGAAAACCTTCTTCAAAGGCAAAGTCGCTCATTCTAACTACAAGTTCAGGTGCGTACTCTACTAATCCAACTATACCTTTGAGAAGCTCGACTATAGTCTCCGCCTTTTCTTCAGGATAATCTTTTAAAAAATAGTGGTCAATTGTAATACCATGCTCACCAATCATAACCACACCTGTATTCGGTTTTAACTCAACTTTCATTGTCACGCTCCCTTTGGAAATCTCCAATAAGATTAAAAAAATGTTCGGCCTCAATGCACACTAAAGCACTTCTATTATTTGCTTTAACAACCAGCATTGGCTCAGAAAAAGTCGGGCAATTTACCTTGGCTTGGTCGTACCACTGGTAAATAGCTATATTGTTTCTGCTCTTACACTCAACAGAGTAGGGAAAGTACTTTCGGGCCAAGGGAGATAACTGAACATCTTCTCCACCAGCACCCATGGAAGTTGACTTAACATCGTCTTTTTCCAAATGCTGTTTAAAAACACCTAGAATCATATCCCTGACGAATTGCTGTAGCTTTCGTCCTTTCGCCTTTGCAGATTGTGTTTTCATTCCGCATACCACACCATTCGTGGGTTTTGGGCTTGGCTTTTTGTTTGTGGACGCAACTCAGCATCGGGCCAGCATGACGATAAGAACTGACAAAACGTACAAGTCATAGCCAGCTTCTTTTTCCCTGTAGGAACCCGTCTAAAGGTTTCGTCTTCTAACTCAAAGCCCTTCTTAAAAGGCCTATCTTCATCTAGTATTTTGGCAGTCTCTTCCATTCGAGAAAGAATTTCAGTTTCTTCCTCTGGAGTTAAATCACATTCGACAACTTTCATACCACCCGTGGACTTGTCCATAACAATCCATCCACCAGTGTCCTTGTCTTGACCCTTAGAGTAACCTACTAGCTGGGGTATATAACCAAAGTCATCAGACTCCTTTAAAGAATCAAAACCTTTTGACCACTTGTTTGCAAACGCCCAAGGAGCCGAAGATTTTATATCATAAACCTTACCATCAATGTGAATATCATCTTCACCCTCGACAGTATACTTTCCCAGCTTCAACGCTACTTTTTGTTTTCCACCAGTAACATCTGCCCCAGATATCCTCAAAAGAAATGTCTGAAGAATCTCTGTAATATCCCCATGAACCATACGCATCCAGTGGTTGTAGGGCATATCGTTTCGGGTTGCCCCAGCCTTCTCCTTTTGGAGTTGGCAACGGGGTTTTCCGATATTAGACATTCGTAACCTAAATTTCGGTTCTCTTGGAGTAAGCTGACGCTTTAAAGCATCCCGAAACTCAGCAACAGCATCTTCAATAAACTCTTCTTTTATGTCGAGTTCATCAAACTTTTGATTTGAGAGACGGGATGAAGCAAGCTCTAATTGTGCTTCAATCACACCATATCCTGTTCTAGCTCTGAAAGTTCGCTTTCGGCAATCGCTTCCATCGCATTGACTGACATGGATCTTTGTTGAATGGCAGTTGCGTAGTCCTTATTAACAGACGCATTACCTGTTTTAATAACATCAACAATGACTCTTAGTGTATCTAAGGTCATCTGGTCCATGGAAACGGGAACCTTGAAATCAGGCTTATACTCCATTGTATAATACTCAAGGCCACCATTTGAGTGATCTTTTACGGATACTTCAACCCAATAATCATATAATTTTTTCTGTCTAGGGAGTACTTTAAGGTACTGATCGTCGAACTGTCCAAAGTTACTAGACTTATTAAATATTATAACAGGTTTGTTCTCAATTGTCACTTCATTTCCGTCCGCATCCTTACCTGTATAGGTAACAATTGCACGAATAATTCGGTTGCACTTTATGCCTGACCACTTCTTCTTTTCATCATCAGGTCTACCATACCAATTGTCTGGCCTACCGCATTTCAAGGTTCCTAAACGGTCCCTAAATTCATTCTTAAAGGTTGGGCTTTGGATTGTTGAATTAACATTCTCACCTTTTATATCATCCCAATGGGTGTACTGGTATACGTTGCTCAAGGGCCTAATCTTCATAGTCTTTGCATAGACTGGCTCAAGCTCGTTGCTTTTTAGCCAAAGCATACCTCTACCGATTTCACGGCCTTGTGCATCTCTACCCTTAGTTGTTATTTTTACGATAGGAAATAACTCACTCTTTGACTCCCCAATTCCAAGCAATTCTGCAAAGTCTTTAAGCTCGTCGCCACCAATACTTATTTCTTGTAGTTCTGTTGACATACTGTCTCCTGTAAATAGTTGTGATTCGTTTTTAAACTAATACAGTGGCTTAGTCAAGTGGCACTTCAGATATTTCCATCCAGTTTTTTCCAACTGACATTTCTACATCGAGGGGTATCGATATGTCATAGTCAAACCGCTTTTTTATCTCTGGTGTAATATCTCGCATCGACCACACCAAAGCCTTTTTTACTTGGTCTATTTCACTTGGGTGGCAGTCCACCACAATAGAATCATGCACAGTTAAAATCAGTTTTGACTTTAGGTCTAACTCTTTAAATTTCTTTAATGCTCTGACGCACGATAGGGGAACAATCGTAGCAGTCGCAAAACTTTGACACGGGAAGTTAACAATTTGGGTAGACTGACTTACTCGCCCATTTCTAAACTTCTTCACGTTAGGAAAATAGAACTGTCGCCCAGATGGTGTAGTAACTAAACCATTACTTACAACACCTTCTTTTAACTTAATATGCCACTCTGCCAGCCCCTTATATACATTAAAGAACTCCTTAACATATTTTTGAACGTGAGGTGGTTCTGTGGTCAGCATTCCGCCATAGAGAGGAGCGAAAGTTGCATACTTATAACGTGATCTCTCGTCTTTAGTTACTTCTAAAGCTGGTTTTTGTAAAACAATTGAAGCCGTCTGCTTATGGATATCTTTGCCATTGGCGATATCTTCTTCAATTTGTTTGTCGCCTGACAGGATGCCAGCCACCCTAAACTCAAGCCCTGAATAATCAAACTCAACTATACTTCCGTTCTCAAATCGGCTGACAACAGCCTTTCTAACAGGAAACTTATTGCCTTTAGGTTGATTTTGATAATTTGGTCTAGTTGAACTCAGTCTACCTGTTCTTGTCGTTGTTTGATTGAACTCAGAGTGAATAAGTCCAGTTTCTCTGGTCCACCTCTTAATGCCCACTACAAAAGAATCTAAGTAAGTATTAATTGCATGAAGCCTTATAATTTTAGTGATAAATTCAACTGCAATTGGCTTATTTAATTCATTCGCACGGCTTGTCAGCTTATTAAGAGTAATTTTATCAGTCTTAAAGCCGTTGATAGAGGCATCACGTGGGGATAACGGGGCAAGCCGCAAGCCAGCTAATTCACTTTGGGGTACATAGATAGCACCAAGCCCATCGCACATGGTACACTTAGATATATTCTTGTACGGGTCACCATTTTTCTTGTACTTTTGAATAACCCCCTTGCCGTTACAGACTTTGCAAGTATGGGCCACAGTTTTATAAACTTTCCTTGTGGTTGCTCTTACAGAATCAACAAATTTTCGATCATTCATGCGAGGGGCTGGTAAAGGCTTACCTTGGGGGTTTACACCAATATTCCAAATATTTCTGTGGACCTCACGATCAATAACAGAGCGACTATATAT